GCCGTCCCGGGTGGTGTTACCGCCATTCCGAGTTCCTCAACCATCGTGTTTACGCAGTATCCCGAAGTTCTGGTCAAACTGAACTTTGGTACCCACTCGTACTACACCGGTACCGCCGTTTAAGGAGTAATCGAAAATGGCTATTTCCCGCGCACAACTCCTTAAAGAACTGCTTCCCGGCCTGAACGCTCTGTTCGGTCTGGAGTACAAGCGTTACGGCGAGGAACACAAGGAAATCTACGAAACCGAGACCTCGGAGCGTAGTTTTGAAGAGGAAACCAAGTTGTCTGGCTTCTCAGCCGCCCCCGTCAAGCCGGAAGGCTCTGCGCTGGCGTATGACAATGCCCAAGAGGCTTGGACTGCTCGATACAACCATGAGACCATCGCTATGGGCTTCTCAATCACCGAAGAGGCGGTTGAGGATAACCTGTACGACTCTCTGTCGAGCCGTTACACCAAGGCACTGGCCCGTGCTATGGCTTACACCAAACAGGTGAAAGCCGCCTCCGTTCTGAACAACGGCTTCAATGCCGCTGTGACCTACGGTGATGGTCAGGCCCTCTTCAGCACTCAGCACCCGCTGATCTCTGGTGGCTACAACAGCAACCGTCCTTCGACCGCCGCTGACCTGAACGAGACTTCGTTGGAAAACGCAGTCATTCAGATCGCTGGTTGGACAGACGAACGTGGTCTGCTGATCGCCGCCAAGCCCCGGAAACTGATTGTTCCCCCGGCTCTGATGTTCACGGCAACCCGCCTGCTCGAAACCGAGTTGCGTGTGGCTACCGCCGACAACGACATCAACGCCATCAAGAACAACGGTTCGATCCCCGAGGGTTACGCAGTGAACCACTTCTTGACCGACACGAACGCTTGGTTCCTGACCACTGACGTTCCCAACGGTCTGAAGCACTTCGTTCGCACCCCCATGTCTACCGGCATGGACGGTGACTTCGACACCGGCAACGTCCGCTACAAGGCACGTGAGCGTTATTCGTTCGGCGTGTCTGATCCGCTGGGCATTTACGGCTCTCCCGGTTCGTCCTGATCTGGGTAAAAAAAGGGGGACTTCGGTCCCCTTTTTTTCTTGCCATCGTTTAAACCGCATGGTATAAATGAGGCATTCCGGGGTCCCCGGTGTATCTGACTAGTCCCGGCTAGACGACATGCAGACAGATGCACCAGTAATCGCATGTGAGGATAATCATGGCAAATACGACTTTCACTGGTCCGGTTCGGTCGCAAAACGGTTTTCAATCTGTCACCGTTGACAGCACCACGGGTGCCGTTACTGTTGATGCAACGCTTGGGACTGCCACCAGCATTACAACTCTGGCAGTCAGCGGTGCTACCACTCTGAGTGGCGCTCTGATTGGTGGCGTTCAATCTTTGTCCGGTGCTGGTGCGGTTAACCTCACCACCCCCATCACTTCTTTGACCACCACTGGTTCCGCCCAAGCGTTAACGCTGGCAAACGGTACCGCTGGTCAAATCAAAATCATTGTTCACGCTGTTGACGGCGGCTCTGCTGTGCTAACCCCAACCACCAAGATTGGTTTTAGCACCATCACATTTACCGCCGTTGGCGAGTCTGCCACTCTTGTTTACACATCCGCAGGTTGGGCTATCGTTGCACTTAACGGTGCTGTTGCCGCCTGATAAAGGAGCATCATCATGATGCAAACAGACGTAAAAGCCACGTCATTGGCGGCTTCTGGCGATATTTTTGCCGGTCGCACGCGTGTGCGAGGAATGGTGGTCGAACCCGGAGCATCTGCTGGAACAGTCACAATCAAAGATGGTGGCTCCAGCGGGACAACTCTTTTTACCATCAACACCATCGCAGGCGGAGAGACGTTCAACGTCATTATTCCGGCAGAAGGAGTACTGTGCAGTACCAGCGCATATGCCACTCTGTCCAACGCCAAAGTGACGGTGTTCTATGGCTAAGTCCCCAGCATGGCAGAGATCGGAAGGCAAGAACCCAAAGGGTGGTTTAAACGCCAAAGGTCG